CTGGCCGTGATCTGCCGGCGTTTAAGGCACAACATACGGCGCGCAAATGGGGGGAGAGGAGGTGTTCGCTCCCCAGCAATCCACGTAAGAAAATCAGTGATATCGTCCTTACTAGCCTTCATATTCGGATTGAGTTTTACAGAACCGGTGGCGTCCTTGATCGTAAATCCCAAACTCTGCAGCACAGGAACGTCAGCATCAATGAAGCCATTGTCGGACTCCTTGCGTTTTTTAACAGTTTCTTCATCGGCGGAAACCGCTGACCCCATCGCTCGACTGGCCATTCTCTACAAACAACGGGCAAAATAAATGCTTTTTATAGACTCGTCGCTTATTTTGAAACAGACACGATGTGTCAATTTCAAAGATGCGTAACCACGGCCTCATTGTCAACGAGTAGTCGCCATTCGAATAAGCTGAAATACTCGGTCATAATCGCTCTTAGGCCCATCTGCCGGGGTACTAGCGCGAATATTAATAAGCTGAAACATCTGGTCGTATATACCGAGCGGCCCTTGTGTAGGATTCATAGATGCGATAATAGAATCATCGATCGCTACTTGATAATCACTCATCACCACAGTGGTCTTCTTGTTATCCCTGGCCCGTTCGCCCAATTTATGCTGCGCCGCGAGCTGCGTCGACCACATAATATAATACGGCACCTCACACTGTTGGTTTAATATCAGGCTCGCGTCCGATTGGCAGTGCGGCAGTTCCTCGAAGAACTTCGCCAAATATGTCCGCAGGGACAATTTCGTTTCGTCGTCGATACCTAACGCAGCCAGTATGCGATCCTCTTCTGGCATCAACTTCACTGTAGGATTCGGATACGAACGGAAGTATTGACGCCGGCGTAGATTGTCTAGCTCGGCGGTTTCCAAGGTAAAACTGTGGTTCGCCAAATTTATTAGTTTCGACATCCCTTCCTACTTAAAATATGGACCCTTTTCTTTATGATAGAACGAAATGGCAGCCTCACTCGTTGTAACCCCCCTGCCACCCACGGAACTTACAGTTCTCGAGCGCCGTTCAGTAACGGTCAAGCATCGTGTTCAGTGCAAACAGGATCAGGTTGTAAGCTGGCTACAGGAATTTTATACGGCGCCGGGTAATATCGAAAAGCTTATACCGATTTTGCAAGGCACGTCCACAATCAGCCTGCGCCTAGTGGATTACTTTGTGACGAACTATTCGAAGAAGATGAATACGTCATTTATGCTGAACGGCAAGCATTTTCTAGTGTACTTCAACTACAAGCGCGAACTCAACGCATATTCCAAGCGCCTATTTGATCCGTTTTGCAGACGCGAGCGAATTATGTTCCAGGCACGCGGCGCGGAATCGTTTGTGACTACTGTAGGACAGCTCAACTTCTTCCGTTGGTTTATTGAGAAGGATATTTTGGAGTATATCGGCACGAATCGTGAGGCTATCGAGAAGGATATGAATTCCACGCTCAAGACCCATTATAGCCGCAGCAATACGACTGCATCAACGTCGGTCACCGAGTCGCTTCCAACGGCGGATACCATCGATACGACGTCGTCATCGACCAAGGCGTCGCGCAAGAAGCGCTGTGAACTAACACAGTCCGCGATGAAAAAGGTAAATGTGCACGAGTGCGATGTTGTTATCAACTTTAGTTAGCGCCATTCATCCGGTTTCGACCGCAGCAACTCGTATGCCTGCAGCGACGCCGCGTCGGCCGCGGATCGTGCAGGGAGCCATCGATCCGTAAATTGCCGTTCGGCCAGTGCGCGCGCCGCATCGGTGGCCCGTTCGCGATTGTCTTCAACGACGGCGGATCGCAGTTCGCGTATCATATTCCGCGCGTCTTGACCGCCGGCATTGAGGCGCTGGGTATACGGATTGCCGGAAAAGGTGGCGGAGGGAGCTGTTAGTGATCCGGATGGCGGTGGGGCCAGGCCGCCCGTTGTTACAGGGCCTCTCGGGAGATCCGGCATATATTCGGGCTGTGTGCGATACTGCACGGTATTTATTCGTGAATTTATAGGATTCATATCCATATGCACCGGGGCATTTTTAGTACGAAGACCCTCGCTCGTAACAAGCAGCGGTGGCGTAGCGTGAAAGAAATCCCAGGCGCGCGAATTGATTGCATCTTGTGCATTGTATTCGCGCCGAATACGCGGAACTTGTGTTGTAGGAAGCGTAGTAGGATCAAACAACGGCGGCATACCGGCGCGTTTCTCACGCTCGAATTCGTCCCATTTACTGTATGTTGGGTTCATTCCTATATCTATCATAGAGTAAACCGTATTCCAATCTAACGTGCATGCGCCTGCTGCAACAGCTGCGCCTGCTGCGCCTGCTGCGCCTGCTGCGCCTGCTGCGCCTGCTGCGCCTGCTGCGCCGACGCCGACGCCGACGCCGACGCCGACGCCCGCAAAGAAACTTGCGCCACGAGTCTAAACGAATAAGCCTAATATATACATAAGGATGTTTCGTGTTAAAACTACACGACGTGTCAAACGGGCAATATCACCGGCGGTGCGGTCTGCGACCGACGCGGTGCCTGCCCCAATACAAATAGCAGTTGCAGCTCCAACATCATTGCCGGTTGAGACGCAAATCTCGAACTTTTTCGAAGCCGAATCGGCGGCAGCAGCATTGACTAAACCGTGGCTCCGTCTTGAGCGCGGCCTACGCCTACAAAAGTTCCGCGCCTTTGCCGAGGCATATTCCGGGCTAGATGCGGGCGAGAAGGAGAATCTATACAAGGTATTGATGAAGGCAAATGACTCCAAGATTCTAAATACGAAACAGCAGATCGCGTATGAACATGGCGTGATTCAGGCGGTTAAAGGGCTAAAAATAATCCGTACGGGCGATCCCCCTGTGAGTGCCGTGTTCAAAATTGATGTTGCGCGCCCCACGAAGAAAAACACAGACGATTAGCTTAAGGAACAGGTCTATTAAAAAGAATAAAATGTCGGAAGATATAGAGATGGTCTATTCAACGTGCGCCGAGTGGTTTGATGACTGGGTGTTGGCGAACTCAGTCGAGTTGGTGGATGAATGGGATTTAAGTAAGTGGATGGAGTGCGACATGCGCCACGCCACGCAAACCCTGCTCACCTACGGATTCCATTCCGCCCGTGCCAAGAACGATGCTCTAATAATATTACGAGCGATGTACTATGAATATTTTCTTTTCAAACAGGAGTGTGCACGCCGAGAGATCCGACCGAACGACGATGCGGTTGAACGGTTGCCGCGTATGATACAGACGAGCCAGAAGTCGGCCGCCTGGCACGCGGAGAGCCGGAATCTGCTGTCGGGTCACGAATTCGGTGGCGTATGTGTAGGCGGCCCGGGTGAGCGTACGGCGACGATTGCCAAGAAGTGCGCGCCTATAGAGGTGGTATCGGACAATTCCGCAGGAGACTCTCGTATTGTATATTTAACCTCGGACGACGGGACGTTGAGTCCATTTAAGTGGGGGTGGCGCTATGAGCCGGTTGCCCGGCAGCTCTTTGAGCAGTGTATTGCGGGTGCGCCAGTGTTTGACGGACTCGGCCGTATTCGCCATCCGACATTGGCGCGTCTTGGCGCGAGTCCAGACGGTCTTATAATGGCCGGTCCCCGGCGCGGAAGACTCGTTGAGATTAAGTGCCCCATAACTCGCATCATTGACGGCAAAATCCCTGTGCGTTACTACTGTCAGATGCAGCTTCAGGCAGAGGTATGCGACGTAGATGCGGTGGATTACGTGGAGGTCCAGCTCGCCGTGGCCAAGACATTTGCGGATATTCAGAACGTGAAGCAGCCATGGATTGGCAAAGTCTGTGTGGCTGCAGCGTCGGCTGACTCGCCGCCCGCGACCTACACCTACGAGTATAGTCCGCTGTATCCGAATACGCAGCAAGGATGGGACGATGTGTGCGCGTGGGCGCCGAGCGCAGCAGGAATTGTCCTTGAGAATTGCATATGGTATGTCAAGGATTGGCACGCAACGACCGTTCTGCGAAATAAGCGGTGGTGGGTTGATGTAGGATATCCGGCATATATCGATTTCTGGAGGGAGGTTGATGCGGCACGTAGTTCGGGCACGCACGGCCGTAAGGCGCTGTTCATAGATTCCGACAGCGACTCTGCGATCGATGCGGAGGACGACGGTGACGGCGACGGCGACGGCGACGGCGCAGCAGGCGCAGCCGACGCAGCCGACGCAGCATCCGACGCCGAATAAAGGGAAAGATGAAAATATAAGTAAATATGTTAGAAATTCTGACATATTTACTTACG